AATATTTCCTTTTACAATGCCTCTGACAGGTACTGCGGCAGTTTTCATCTTGATCGCATAGGTTGTAACGTTTAGGAAGGTGTTTCGCATAATCCGTGTTGCCCAGCTTCCGCTACTACCCGCCTTCTCAATGTGGATCGCCGAAACAGTATATCCTGCTGTATAGCCGTCGAAGTAGCAGTCCTCTACCCATACATCACCAGTTCCCTGCAAAATTAGAGCGTGTGCCTTTGCTACACCCCAGTGGCTGAAACGGCACGATTTTAGCTGAACGAAGTTACCGCCAGAAAAACCCCCAGTCGTACCATCTACTTCAAGCGAACCGCCAGCTGCTTCTGATCCGATAAACCCAAGCCCAATAATTCGGCATGGTTGGGAAATTATTGCCGCTGGACCATCCGTATGTGATCCATAGATAGCAAAACGTTCTCCAGCTGCTTCTGGGGGAAGTCCCATTCCCTCAGTAACAACAGTGATTCCCTTTTTATTAAACAAGACAGGTGTGGTTACCGTCTCAGTTCCTGCCTTTTTGATGATCACGTCCCCGCGCCAATCTACGCAAGCGTCAATCGCTTCTTGCATTGTCGAGAAATCTCCTACCCCAGAAGAGTCCACTTCAAAAACCTGACCCTCCTGCCCAAGACTGGCAAGCGCTTCGGCATCATCAGCCAATTTTCCAACATTTAAACCCCAGTCAATTCCCATTATTTACCCTCTTTCTCTTCCGGTTGTGGCTTTTGCTCCTGTTTTTTCTTAGGAGCGCTATTTACAACCGGATCATATCCCGCGCGAGCATATAGCGACGCATCAGGTTCCCGTACATCAACGGTAATTCCGCCTCTTCGCATTTTCATTGTTTAGCTCGCTTTCGCGTGCATGTAAATGCCATCAACTTTGTTGTCATAAACAAAGGCATCATGGTATAAGCGATATTGAATCTTCCAGGCATCCATGTCCTGATTTTCATCAGGTGAGAATATCTTTAGATTTGCAAGTTTTGTGGCCTGCAATACGGCAGTTGGATGAACGAGCATGAAATTAATGTCTTCACCATCATCTGAGTAACCGCCAGCATCACTTGATCCACCAGCATCAAGCGAAATAGCTGTGTAGAAGCGCCCTTGCGGTACTTTCACAACTTGCATACCGTCAAACATTGCAACCCTGCGGTCTACTGCGTTTTCATTGGATAGTGTGCGGGTTACTGCCGATTCTAAGTAAGAATGGCATGCGCTTGAGATGAACAGAATACGCCCTTCATCAGGAACCTCATCCGTATCCATTTGAAGTGATCCTGCATCAATAGCAGCAAGAATAGTTCCTGCACTTAGTGTGCCAGTTGTTCCTGAGATACTTGACCAGCCCGCATAGGTAGCAAAGCGATAAGCATCCACTTCGGGAGCAACCTGCGTTCGTATAAATTCTCCGGCCAGTGTTCCGAAAGCCATGCCAAGAGTTTCTTCATCATCCATGCGGTCGATATTGAATTCACGGCCTCTCTGGGCTGTCAACTCAAGAGATTCCCATGCCCCAGTTACGTCTCCCGCAGGATAGCCGCTTGAGCGTGAGTATGTGCCAAGTCCGACCATCGAGGTTTTAAAAACATTTACGACAGACGCACCGGCAAAATCAACCGGTTTTGTCCGCGCATCCATCATTGACGTCAAAGACGCCTTTTTATAAATTTCATCCAAGATCGGTTGAAATTTTTCTGCTAAAGCAATTGTGTTAGACATTTTTTATTTTCCTATTCTGTCGATAACCCTGCGGCCTCCCTTGCGGCTATGACCATTGCGTCACCGACTACAGTTTTATTTTTTGAACCTACAACAATCTTGGGCTCTGGTTCTTCCGATTCGAACAGATAATCGTTCTCAGACTTGATTTTTTCCATTTGTTCGTTCAGCCCGACAATCGATCCATCTTCTGCAAGTTTCAGATCATCCGCATTCAGCAGCGCCCGAACCGCTTTAGGGTTTTTCGCTTTTACAGCCCGAAGGGCGCTTTCAAGTGCGTGATCAAACTTTAGGGCTTTTATCTGACCTTCAGCATTTTTCTGAGCTTCCTCAGCCTTTTGCTTCCAATCATCAGCTGTCTTTTTGATGGCTTCAACATCCAAATCTTTGAAACTTTCAATTGTTTTCGAAGCCTCGCCCAGCTGATTTTTCAGCCCTGCGTTTTCCTGCTGCGTTGTTTCCAGATCTGTTTTGAACTTCTCAATGTCCTTGCCGTGTAAAGCAAAAATCTGCTTTACCAAATCTTCATCCTCAATGCCCAATTTTTTAAGGTCCTCAGTTTTCATTTCCGTTTCCTTTCGCGATCAGCTTGTTTTAGTTGGTCTCGCGCCAACACTCGCCTGCACTTTTTTAGGTTGTTGCAGTCAACCAGTTAAAACAAAAACGCCGTGCTTTCGCACGGCGGTAAACTCGTGTAATCTCTCGGCCGGCTTTAACCCCGGTAGCCCGACATATTCAATTGTTGAATGTAGTTAGATTATAACATAAATAATCTTTCCATCAACCTATTTGATAATTCAATTAGTAAATACCTGTTCCCTGACATAGTCTCTATTCAAGTCAGTCTGCTGAATAAAATCTCTCATTTTCCCCTGCCATTCTCGTACCTTAGATAACTCAAAAGAATTATCAAGACCGGCCGCCTTTAGTGCTGCGGCTTCCCTTTTCCAGCGCCTAATGCCCCTCTCAATATAACGCTGTTTCTGTGTAGCGCTGAAAAAATCCAGTTCCTGCCCGTTGTATGAAACAGACTTATTGGCATAGCTTTGCAAATCGGCTTCTGAGTACATAATCTCAGACAGTCCATCAAAAAAAGGACCGTGAGAATGACGGCAATTTATTCCGTAAAGCCCTGTAACCGTGCCATATCCAGTAATTTCATAAAAGTTTGGATATTCATTTCCGGTCCTTGAAAATACGCGTCCCTGCCACTTCTCATGATTTTCAGGCACATCCCCCTTATTTCTCGCCCCAATATGTGCGGATGTTTGCACAAGATCAGTACCCATTTCATCCGCTCGCGCTTCTGATAACATACCAGCTGTCTGGTTTACACCGGTCAGAACCGTACGCCTAACTGCTACATCAATCCTATCCTGTCTGCCACTGTCATAATTGATAACCGTCAATCCATTTTTTGCCACATCCTTGACAGCGTTCTTGATGGCCGTGTTGTAATCAAAAGCGCCAGTAGTAATTTGCATATATGCCAAATCAGCCGCATCAATAAACGCGCCTTGTCCAGTCATAGCGGTTGTCAGTGTAAAATTGCGCAAAATACCATTTGTCTTTTCAAGTCCAGCAAGAAGAACGCCCAACATGGCCGGGGATTGATTGAGCGGTGATAGGCTCAGACCAGCCATCCTGTAAATAGCATCGTCAAAGCGCATCGCTCTAACGCCAGCTTTCTGAAATATCTTGTGTAATTCTTTTTCTGATTTTCCGGTCAGAACGGATAATTTTTCCAATATCTGATCGTAAAGCATAGCGGATTCGTTTAGCCTTTGAACCTGCCATGCAGCAGACGCATAATTCAAGTTGGCAAGCCGTCTGGCAATATCTTCAATAACTGATACTTGATAACGTTCATATATATCTATAACCGGAGCTGGTAGAACATCCAAATAATCGGCCGTAAGCAAATTTATAACCTCAGCTCTGGTATTTTCTCAAGAATTTTTGCCAACGTTATTTGAATGGCGGCGTGCATACCAGTCTGGCCAACAATAGATTTATCCCACTCGCGAATCTCATTTACTGCTTCCTTCATGCGAGACAGAAGAAGATCGTTAGAAGCCTCTCTCTTTTTAAGCATTTTCCAAAACATGTTATTCTTCCTCAAACAATACAGGCTGTGCTTTGACCGCATCCGCGATTTTCTGGCGAGCGATTTCTTCATCCTCGCCAAAGTTTCGAATTCGAAACTCTACCTTCCCCATAATCCCCTGAGAAACTAAGCGCAAATCTTGCTGAAATTGCGCGTCTTTATCCACAATTACAGAATCATCAAATTCATACGTGGTTGTATATTCTCCCTTTGGCGCCAACTTAGACAATGTTGTCCATGTGTCCATTGCAAATAACAATTGATTGAGTGTGCTTTTTAGCGATTTCTGCACATCCACCACTGTGGCATAAGAACGTTGTTTCGACGTTTTAATTTCTGTGGCGGTCTTGTCAACATATTGGGGATCGCTCAACGTACCATAGGCCAACCCGCAATTAAATTCTATTTTTCTCAGGATCGCTTCCAAACCATTCAAGATATTCGATTCTCTCAGGGCGGGCGACCATTCATGATACAACTCCCCATCAGCAGATCCGGTTTCTAATGTCCTGTAAAGTCGTTTAAGCGGCAGGATCGGCTTGCCTTCTGAATTCTTGCCAAATGCAAGAGAATCAACATAAAGCGCCCTTTGGCCGCTCTCAAACTCCCATAAGAAATTTGACCACTGAATATCTGCATCCTTGATCAAATCTGTTGCCCGCGAATAGCAGGAAACACCCAGCGGTGAGGTAGGATCAATATTATTTGCCAGTGGATAGCGGAAATACGCGAAAAGCGGCTGATCTACACCGGTTATAGTAGCTTCCGGCTCTAACCCATCCCAATCATCAATGGCTGATAGTTCAACCTGCTGCCCCAAAGTATCCTTCGTATGACTGCGATAAGCCTTGTTTCTGACCACAATTCCATCATCAGTACCTTCATGATATTCCAGACGTGTATAATACTTGTCGCCAACCGTGCGCTGATCAACAAAAACACAAGCTGTAATGTTTCCGTTAGAATCAAAATTGACTGGAAAAAACTGGTCGGCCTGAATAAAATCCACGTTAATATTCTCTCCATCCACATAGGGTTTTAAAGCCAGTCCACCCTTTGCAGCAGCGACTTCAATATTATCGCGTAACTTATCCAGCACCTTCTCGAACTGTGCAGATAAATAATCCGCTCTCTTGCTGCCCTCAATAGTTACCATCAGTTCGATAGTTACCAAACGGGATATTTCTGAGGCGATCGCAGCTGGCAAATTCAGCGAAATAACTTCGTTGCTTAGCCATGAAGCATCGTTTTTATACATTCTTGACCACTCTTCTAACGCAGTGATCATCGGCGAACTGATAGCAATTTCAGCACCAATCGCGCGTTTAAGGGATGTTTTTCCTATCATTTTTTCCCATACTCCTTTTATCCAGCTTAGAAGCCTCTGAAACATGGCTTACCTTTCTGAACACTTGATATAAATTGTCCGATCATCCTCACGGTCCTGATCAGTGACTATATGGCACAGCACTTTATAAGTTGTTCCAGCCGTACCGCCAGAAAGCCAGGCGGTTACCGTGTCATCCGTACTGGCACTTTCATCAACCGTCAATCCGTCATCTGCCGTAATTTCTGCCTCGCTTATCGCTTCCGTTTCCTGCAACCAGGCTGACCAGTCCCACTGATAATCCAGAATAGCCTCTGGGTCTTTCGTAAATAGATCGCTCATCTTTCCACCTCGAATGTCCTGTTTTCCGCTTCAATTGAGAATGTCCTGTTTTCCGCTTCAATATAGGTAATATATTTCGCAAATAGGCGCGCTGTAAGCTCAGCGTCTGTTCCGGACAAAACATACTGTCCCAGTGCGACTGAAATCATGATCCCAAGTAAAAATCCAGGATCAATACCAGTTATCTGATATTCTCCTGCCTGTGCCAAGATTCGCCTAACATATAACAATGATGGATCAATGCCAGTTAGCGCATAATTGCCAATCGAGATTGGCATAATAATAGCGGATTCCCTGAGTGAAACATCTGTACCGCTTAAAGCGTATGCGCCAAGAACGGCTGGCATAATAATGGCTGTTTCGCGCAATGAAGCTTCTGTACCTGATAAAATTAAACTTCCGGATCCAGCCGGAATAACAAATGCGGATTTTCTAAGCGAAGCCGCTGTACCAGCAATCGAAAAACTTCCTGCGCCAGCTGATACAATAATAGCCGATTCCCGCAGTGAGGCCGCCGTACCAGACAAAGCGAACGCGCCAGCCTCAACAAGGAAACCGTAATATTGGATCAGCGCAGCATTTGTACCAGTAAGAGAATAAGCGCCTGTCTGAACCCCCATGATGATAGCAGATTCCTTGAGAGATGCTTCTATACCTGTAAGACTGAATTCTCCGGCCAATGCATGGAATCCAAAACCTTCTATGAAATTCACATCCTGACCAGATAATGTAAATGTGCCAGCCTCGGCGCCAAATGTTATGGCGCTTTCCCTGAGCGTAGCTTCTGTTCCGGTTAAAGCAAATGAACCAATCGCGGCTGTAATCAGCCTGCCAAATTCAAGATTGGCGACCGCGCCAGATATAGTAAATGCCCCTGCTTCTGACTGAATAACAATAGCGGACTCTCGCAGTGTTACAGCGGTTCCAGATAGAGAAAACTCGCCAATGGCCGCCACTATTTCATACCCTTGCAGAAGAGAGACAGCAACGCCAGAAATAGAATATTCACCAGAGGCCGCCCCCATCACAATAGCCGATTCTCTTAAGCCAGCATTTGTTCCAGAAAGGGAATATTCACCAACCGCACCGAGCAGTCCATAACCTTGATACAGGCCTGTTACCACACCAGAGAGAGAGTATGATCCTGCCTCAGCGGTCAGCCTGAATAAGCGGAAAGATGCTTCTATTCCAGTAAGAGTAAATGATGTAGATTCAGCCTGTAATTTATAGCCTTGTTCGAGAGAAGATACCGTGCCAGTTAGGGTGAATGATCCGGCAACCGCTGACAGCTTGTATCCCTGCTCCAAAGATGCATCAGAACCAGTGAGGGATAAGCTTCCAAGTTCTGCTGTGATATTAAAATAACGATAAGATAAAGCTGTTCCAGTGAGGGAGAAAATGCCAACCGTGGAAGATAGACCATACCCCTGTTCTAGTGATGCAGTGGTTCCTGTTTGTGAGTAACTACCAGCGTCTACAGCGAGAGTATAATCTGTTAGATAGCGAATAATTACAACGCCAGAACCACCTCTGCCGCCTACTGCACTTCCACCCGCCCCACCACCACCACCACCTGTATTAGCTGTCCCAGCAGATCCGTTAGATAAATAACCAAGCCCCCCATTTCCTCCACCACCTGAACCACCTGTGCCAGCTGTGCCATTATAAGCTCCACCGCCCCCACCGCCCGCATAGGTTACAGAAGAACCAGTTATAGAAGAGGAATATCCACTATGACCATTTCCGCCATGTGAAGAAGAAGCATTCGATCCACTTCCACTCGCTCCTCCCCCTCCACCACCTGACGCTGCTGTACCTCCTCCTATACCATTTCCACCAGCGTACCCTTGCCCAGAAGTACCAGAACCTCCTGTGCCGGGAGTGGCGTCATCCCCACCTCCACCTCCACCAGATCCACCAGATAAACCATTTTCTCTTCCAGAGCCTGCATCGTATCTAACACCGCCCCCACCTCCTCCAGTAGAAGTTATAGTAGAAAATACAGAATTGCTTCCATTGCCTCCTCTGTCTAGTCCACCTCTCTCCCCACCACCACCAATTGTTACACTGATATTTCCACTTGAAATATCAAAATCCTCTTCGAGTTTGTATCCACCCGCACCACCGCCACCGCCATGACCTCCCCCACCGCCACCGCCACCTGCTACAACTAAAACATCTGCAATTAAATCAACATTGGCAACAAATGTTCCATTTGACGTGAATTTATGAATGGTGTAGTCACCATCATACGTAACAGTACCACCAGTTGCCTTAGCCACCGCTCACCTCAAAAATAAGGGCGTATTTAATGTTTGTCATTATATAATAACCGTGCCCCCTCACGGCTATTTTTTTAGGTCAGCGTGAACAACGATGCGCCGAAATCAACCGTAAAGGTCTCTCCATCTGCCAGTTCTACCTCGGAACCGTAATCGAAGAAGCAGACTAGCTCATCGCTGGGCGCATCATCGTTGTAAATGACCACGTAGCGGAATGCTGCTACTGCTCCGGAAGCCGTCAAAACCAGATCCTCTACTACCAAGCTATAAGTACCGTCCGCCTCGCT